AGAGAAAAAGGAATTGTTTCATAAGATGACTGGACATATACCTGAATTAAATGACCCAGCCAACGTAAATGGTCGTCATAATACATATCCTTCCGCTTTTTATACACCTTCTGCTGTTGGTTCTGAACCGAGCATACGTGGTCGCAATTTGTATATTCCCATTAATACCTGGTTTACCATGGATAACCGCACACCATTTCCATTAATATCATTACAATACAATCAGTTGGAAATCTCTGTTACATTGCGACCCATACAAGATTTATTTCAAGTTCGCGATGTATATGATAATGTATATAATCGTCCCTATGTGCGACCGGATTTCAATGAAAATCGTTTTCAGATGTATCGTTTTCTACAAACACCCCCTAATGTATTTTTAGATTCAGAGTATTATGCAAATAAAGTAAATACGTGGAATGCAGACGTGCATCTTATATCAACTTATTGTTTCCTATCTACAGATGAATCCCGCAAATTCGCATTAGAGGACCAAGCATATCTCATTAAAGATGTATATGAACACCGTTTTGAAAATGTAACGGGGTCTAAAAAGATAAAATTATTATCCATTGGAATGATATCGTCTTGGATGTGGTATTTACAGCGTAATGATGTGAATTTACGTAACGAATGGTCAAACTATACAAATTGGCCATATAGAACACAACCCGCCGATATTGAACTGTCTGCACGTAATATCAAAACATATTTGGATGGACTCAATCTTCCTGGGACTATTCCACAGGATTATGGTCCGTTTATTGACCCACACGATGGTCGAAATACGGGTATTTATATTACTGGTGATTTCAAATCGGTTAATCGCAAAGAAATTCTTGAAACAATGGGTATTTTGTTGGATGGCGATTATCGCGAGAATATTCTTACACGAGGAGTATTTGATTATATTGAAAAATATACGCGCACAAATGGGTCTGCTTCAAACGGTATATATTGTTACAATTTCTGTTTAAAGACCGATCCGAAGGAATATCAACCGTCAGGGGCAATAAATATGAGTAATTTTAAAAACATTGAGTTAGAAATAACAACGCACGTTCCTGAAATTGATTTAGTGAATTCTCGCTATGATGTAATATGTAATCAAGATGGGGAACCTATTGGTGTAAGACAAGGTACATATCAGTTGTATGATTATAACTATAATTTAGTATTGTATGAAGAACGCTACAATATACTTTCATTTATTGGTGGTAATTGTGGATTAATGTATGCTCGTTAAAAATGTGAATTATAATTTATTATTATATCATAATATAGTAATATATAATGATGGAAAATACTACAAAATGGAAACAAAAACCAATGAAAGAAGGTATGAGTTTGAATCATAATAAATACAAAATGAAAAAACTGAAAATGAAAAAAGATATGAATTATGCAAATATAGAAACATTTATTGATATATTAGAGGACATTCAACCCGATAATGAGGATAGTCCAATAGAAGACGAAAAACCAATTGAGGGATTTGTACCTACCCCTATTGTTGGTGTTGGTCTTGATAATGAAACTGATTATGATGGAAATGATAATATTGATAAAAAACAAAACAATAAGGATGGTGGTATATTGAATGATTATCTGAAATATCTATCTTATATTTTCTCATATATGTATATTTTTATTCGCTATTTAAGTTATCGCATTTCAGAAATGATATATGATACATTTTCAGGTAATTATAGTGAAAATTTTGACACAGGAGGAGTGAGTTCAGGAGCGGGAAAAGTGAGTTCTGGAGCGGGAGGAGTGAGTTCTGGAGCGGGAGGAGTGAGTTCTGGAGCGGGAGGATTATATAGTGGAAGTAATAATCAAAATGAAGAAGATCAAACTGCACAAGAAATTGAAGAAAAAGCAAAAGTAATATCAGATATAGTAGATACTATTAAAGCTACTGAAAACGCAATAAATGAAAATAAAGAAACACTGAATCGTATTTCAGAAGATGGACGACGAATAAAAGATCGCATTAATTCAATGACCTATTCAGAGCGATATTTCATCAATGCTAAAAATCAATTAGACGCAGAAATAAACAATAGGTCCAAAAAACGCGGAATTGATGTAGATATTGACAATGATGAAAAAGGCAAAGATTTAAAAGTGATTTCCAATAACTTGCTATGGTTGTTGTCTATATTTGGTGGATACTCAATGTCATACACATTATACTATTATTTATTTTATAGTGAGCGTGTAGGAAATGATAAAGACATTATTGATGGTGATGTAACCACAATCCTTGATAAAAATGATCAGGGAAACATAAAAGATTATCATGGAAATCGAGTAAATTTTTTGCCCACATATGCGTCTGTAAATAAGTTAGCAGAAGAATATTTATGTCATGATACACGTGATGGTGCTAATGACGATACGCTTTCATCGCAATTGTCAAATGGTATAGGTATATTCTTTTATAAATTATTAAAACCTATTGTAAGTTTAATTGAATTATTCCATAATTTTGTATTTGTATATTTTCCCAATATTATCAATGGTGAACACGGATTATTAGGATATGTACGCCTTTTTCCAAATATTGGCGCATATCCAATAATTAGAAACTTAATGACAAATAATATGAAATTCTTTTTATTGACATTGTTGTCATCCTTACTCATTTTCTATAGTGGAAAAGATTTTATGGACTATATAGTTAGTGTATTGTCAGGTAAGCCAAGTGCTAATTTTTTCACTGCATGGATAACATTTCTCATCGCAATTGTATCATTTGGTCTTATTTATGATAGTTTTAAAAGTGCGTCAAAGTTGTCGGGTTTAACAGAATTAAAAGAGCGCACAGTGGGGAAGAATATTACTGGTAAAATGGGAACAAACGCAAAAGACAGTGCGACGAAACAAATCAATAAAGTAAGAGAAAGTATAAACAAAAACATGGGTTCTAAAATAAAAGCAGTAGGTGAAAAAATGGGTATTATGAAAGGAGGTGATCCAGAACAAGTAAGCAATAATGACAGTGAAATAGAAACAACAAAAGTATGTTCAGATATAAATGAAAATCAAGGTATTTTTATTGATACAATATTTGGTATAGAAAAAATGGGAGGTTTAGCTGCGTTGTTTGCTTATCCTACGATGATAATATTAAATCTAATTATATTCTTTGTTGTATTATTTACGTTATTTGGTTTTGGTCCTATTTTCATATTTGGATATATATTATTTGTATTTGGTATTGGAACAATACTAACATCATTTGATAATAATATTTTATATAATATAAATAGTGTATTGAAATTGGACCGCAATCAGCAAATTGATTTGAGCATTATTAATAAAACAATAGAAACATCTGATTTATACAAAGAATCAAAAAACAATGATTTAATGAAAGATGCTGAGACCTATATAAATAATCAAATGTTAAATCATTCATGGATTTATAATATTGGTAATGTGTTATCTAAGCGAAATGTATTATTGCTTGTGATTATTTCTCTCTTTTCTTCAGGAAGTGATATATTTATAAATATCAAGGAAGATAATGTAAGGCAAATGTTATCTATAATTACATTTATTGGTGCTGGTGCAATCGGATTTTACAATTTCATGTTTACAGGAGAAAAAGAAGATGTAGATTTCAAAAAAGTATTAATGAAAATGGGAATTCCAATAGATAAGTTTAATGTATCTGGTGATAAACCTTCACAAGAAGAATTGGAAATGTCTGACACCGCAAATGAGATAGTAAAAAATTTAACATCTGTATATAAAAATTCAACAGATTTGTCCAATGTTAAGACAGTTTTTAATAGGTATAAAGATGACTTAAATAAGTTATTGAATTATATGTCCGAACAATCGCGAAGTGAAAATGTTATGGTAAATGCTTTACAATCGGCAAGAAACTATTTGCAAAATATAACAAGCGTTACCGAAAATGCATTTGTACTATCTATTTATAGATACATTATTAAAAATAAGTTTGGTTATTTTAATCCATTACATACAGATAAAGCGAATTACGATCTCAATTATAACAGATACGCATTACAAACACAATATAATATATCATTGTAAATTGGATATATAGAATTTATAGTATTACAATTTAAAAACTAATCAGATAATATAGTTATATGAAAAAAAAATATTATCCTTTTGTTAGTGTATGCACACCAACATTCAATCGTCGTCCGTTTATTAAGAACATTATTCAATGCTATAAGAATCAGACGTATCCCAAAAGTAGAATGGAATGGATTGTTATTGACGATGGAACAGACAATGTTCAAGATATTTTCCAAGATGAAACTAAGCTACCAAACTTGAAATATTTTGCTACAGAGAAAATGAATTTAGGTGCAAAGCGTAATTTTATGCATACAAAAGCAAAAGGGTCAATTATTGTATATATGGACGATGATGATTACTATCCACCTGACCGTGTAGAGCATGCTGTTGAACGATTACAAGAAAATCCAAAAGCAATGTGTGCTGGTTCAAGTGAGTTGTACGTATATTTTAAAACACTTAATAGAATGGTTCAGTTTGGTCCATATGGCCCTAATCATTCAACAGCGGGAACCTTTGCTTTTCGCAAAACATTATTGGATACAACACAATACGATGATAATGCCGCATTAGCAGAAGAACGTGCTTTTTTGAAGGATTATACTGTCCCATTTGTTCAATTAGATCCGATGAAAACTATTTTGGTATTTTCACACGAACATAATACATTTGATAAACGAGAATTATTAAAAAATCCAGAATCTCCGGTCATGAGAACAAGTGATAAAACAGTAGATATGTTTATTTTGAACGATTATGAAGCTCCCATTAAAAAATTCTTTATGGAAGATATTGACGGATTATTAGATAATTACGAGTATGGACTTCCAAAAAATAAACCCGAAGTTATTAAGCAAACCAAAGAAATAAAAGAAAAACGTGAAAAAATGCAAGCCAAAATAACACAAGAAGAATTAAACGCACATACTGGAATTTTTATAGATACGGAAAATGGAGAAAAAAAGAATCTTACAAAACAAGAAGTGGTGAATATTTTACAAG